TTCTTTGTATTATCAGTTAATACACTTTTAACACTTTCGTGAGCTTGTCTTTGTTGATCTGGTGTTGGACGATACGAATCTTTGCTCATGTCCCCCAATTTCTGATGAATTAATTGCCTATTTAATTGCTCATATAAAACACGGTCTGTATTTAATAAAGCATTGTCGTACAATAAATCATCAAAAGCTGCCATTCCTAATGGTCTGCCCCAAATATCTTCAAACTTACACCATGCTTTAATAGCAATTGTTTTATTAATATCTAATGGCAACCATATATTATTTACTCTATCTTTTAGATATTTTACATAACCTTCTTTAAATTCAGATGGATAACTATTAAGTTGATCTGTTTTTTCTTTATCAGAAAACTTATCAAAATAACTCATGTTAAACGCAAGTTGAAAATCCATATCAACTATTCTTACAATTTTCGTCGAGTCTAAATCTAAAGGTTGTATTGCTTTAGAATCTCTAACATATCCAAAGTAAGTTCCATATAACATTACTTTAAAAAGAATGTCACGTATAACAATATTAAACTTAATATCATCTATAAACTTTAATATTTTCTTTTGATATTCTTTATATTTTGCTTTTTGTTTTTCATCACATAGAATTACATAATCGAGAGGTAAGATATTTACCATAAAATTAATTGATCTTGCATAAATACCCTTGGCGTTATATAAAGATTCTGATAAATTACGAAGTTGTCGATTGTAATAAATATGATTCTTTAACCATCGGTTTAAATCTTCTAACTTAACATTAATACCGTTGTATTCGTTGACATACATTGATTCTATAATGTCAGAAATGGAAGATAGTTCGGTAAGTTGTTGGTTATTTTGTTTTTGATTAGATTTAGTTTTTGATTTTTGTTTGGTTGGTTTATGGTTATTAAGTGTGTTTAAATCATCTTCGTTTGGTTTTTTTCTTCTCGCCAATGTCTCACCTCCCGTTTAATCATAAAAACAATAGAACTCTTCATCCTGTCTATTGCTTCGCTTATTCTCTTCGCTAATTAACCTTACATACCAATTAGCATAAAGCAAACTACTAACCCTATCTTTTCGTATACTCCGTGAAGCAGTTTCTACCCTAAATGCTGTACCACTCATGGTATATTCCAAATTCATTAACTCGTTAATTAACGCATCTGTTTCAACATAATTAGCCAACATCAAAATAGAAATATCTTCATCTGCTTTTTTAAGTTTATTTAATTCTTTTTCACCTTCATTTTTATCAATTAATAACTTTAATTTGCCATTTCTAAAAGAAGATTGTAATGCTAAATACATTTCACTATTTAATTGAAGCGAAGGATTGATTTTATATATAAGTGGCAAAGCTCCATCTTGAATCAACGGTTTGTCCAGATCATCATTCATACTTACAATAGGAGGAAAGTCACCATAAGGAATATTTAAAAAATCTAACAAACCTCCAGATATACCTTTAACATCCATTGCTATCGCTCTTAAATCATAATCAGTTACCAAACGTCTTATTATATTTGCTTGGTCTTGAAAGTGGATACCCTGTAAAGTTCTTTGATAAACAAGAGTTGAAATATAAGAACCATCTTTCTTAGGAACACATTTTAAAACTGATATTGATGTTAAGTCGTTTGCCCAATTTGATCTATCTGGTGCTCTGGCAATATCAACTCCAGCAACATAAATAACGTCTTTTTCTTTACTTTTTTCATCTTTCTTTAATTCTGGTAATTTATGTACTCTACACTGAAGTATTTCATCTAAATTAAAAAAGGCATTATCAGAAATGCCAATAAACTTTGCTTCATATTCCATTGCGTGGGTTAAAGGATTGTAATCATCTTTTTCTTTAAGTTCTTGTAAATACTCTTCGTCAAATAGACCGTACATAACTGGTATTTCCCAACCAAAAGCACATACAAAAACATTGTCTTTTTTAACCATATCTTTTGTAAAACTAATAAATTTTTTATAACAATCGTGCGCTTTTAGATAAGCACTTGTTAAATATAACTCTTGGTGGTTTAATTCATCTGGATCAACTGTTCCATTTGGAAGCTGACGTTTTATTATTAAAGTTGGAATTAAAATAGTTTCCATAATCTCTTTTTTAATTAATCTGTTCTCGTCTAATAGTAACCTGTTGAACCTTTTTCCCCTAGTTGCTTCACCAGCTATAGCTACTTTAAACACACTTCCATTTTGAAAATGAACAGAATAATGATCTTTGTTGTTTTCAATTCGTTTAATTTCTCTTGCTAGGAGGGGATATTCTTTTAATTCATTGACCTTTTCTTTAATAATTCCAACCGCTTGCTCTTTTCCACCTGCTGTCATACCAACTTTTAATCTTGGATATAGGATACATTGTAAGAAAAGAGCTAAAACTGACAAAAAACTATTATGATTTACAAATCCATTTCCAACAAACGTATGATTGTCTGGAACTGATACATCGTAAACATAATTCTCGTTATCTTCTATTTTATTTACTTTTACCCAATAGTAGTTTAAATTATATAATCCATCTAAATATGCCCAATCATCATCTATATCCAAGTTATAATCATATAATTTAGATAATCTATAATACGTTAATCTGTTATCACCAATTCTCACATTGTGAAAACTATATTTTAATTTTTGTGTATTTTGATATTTATTGTTATCTGTTAATCTTGTTATTCTATCTTGTTGGTATGGTATAATGTCCTTGTTAACATTTCTAATTACACCACATATTTTATCTAATTTATCTTGTTTTCTTTTTAATCCAAATCCTATATCTTTATTAAATATATCTATATTTTTATTATATATATTAATTATATAGTGATAAGTTTTAAATGTTTTGTCATACCTTAATACTCTATGAGATATAATACCATAATTTAACAATAACATTTGAATTTGTTTAGAAAGTTTTTCGGAAGCAGTACAATAACTAACACTATTATTTGCTACTGTTCCGTCTGTATCAAACAGTCCTTGTAAAAAAGAAGAAATAATTTCTTTTGGAGCGTCTAATATAATTTGTGGAATTGTTTTTAAATTTGACTTGGTTTGTTTTAATCCAAGTCTATTTAAGTATTCTCTAAAAAATTTACTATGTATTATAAAATCGTCATCATTTTCTCCCTTAGATTTAACCTCTAAATTAAAAATATCTTTAGTTGTATTTTTAAAACAGTCTATTAATTCTTTATCGATATTAGTAAATATAACTATATTGTTTCTCGACAAACATCCATCACCAATTAAAAGTCCAATATATCTAGCTATATCTTTCGTTAACGTTTTAGGAATATTACAAAATTTTGTATTATAAGCTTGTTTAGACAAGCCGTCAATAAAATCTTGCATATCAACATCTATTTCTGTTTTGTTTCCCCAAATATTTCCACCACGACTTATAGCAACATAATCACCAATTTTAATATCTTGTAATTGTTTAAAATCAAAATTTCCATCATCGTTCATAACAAGAATGGGATGATTGTATGTTCCTTCAATTTCATAACCATCTTCAGTAGAAACTTTCTTAGTTTTTTGTTTCCCATTAATAAAAACAACGTCTGTATTAGACGTTTCGTTAAATCCATTTAATAATTCAACTTTTTTATTTACTTCTTTTTCTTGTTTATCGTAATCAACTAACGAACCAATTTCTTTTATTCCATCTTTAGTAAATAATATTGTATCTTCAGATACACATTTTGCGCTACCTCTCGATGCAATAATATAAACATATCTATATCTAAAAATAATTCTTAATAATAATCTTTGATAACCATGTAACTTTATTCCATATAAATTAGCTAAATGATCAGGGTATTTTCTCCAATAACTTATCATGGTTTTCCACTTGTCTTTTAAATCATTAAACTTTTCTAAATCCTTATCGTCTTTTTTAAAAGAAAAACCGTCAGGATTATAAATGTCCATAATACCAGTTTTGCTGTATTTTACATTGTCTTTCTGAAATCTTCTTTCTTCTGACATTTTAAATACCCCCAATAGCAGACAGGTTTTCTTTCATTTTGTCTAAGAAATACTCTATAGTTTTATCAATCTTGTCTGGTTCGTCTATTTCATATGGAGGTATTTTTCCATCAATCAACTCAATTTTCTCGACCCATTGACCAACAGTAGCTAAACTTGTTCCATCTGCTGCATTTTCTTGACTTGGTTTTAACTTGCTATCTCCCAAAATAGAAGAATAAGATTTTTGAAGTTTACTATATTCGTCTGTTCTTCCCTCACGTAAAGCCTTTTCTGCCATTAATGCATTTATGGCAGCAAGTTTAATTAAATTTTTATGAACGGGGTCTTCAACAGTAAAATATCCCATTAGATCAACATAATATCTATTTAATTGCCTGTATTCATTATTACTAAAGCCCTCTCCCCACTGTTCCATCCACTCTTGAAGTTGTTCGTCTGCTACAAATGAAGTTGCTTGAGACAACTTCATTTTCGTATCATCTTTACCTTTTTTTAAACTACCGTTAGCAGTTATTTTGTTTCCTTCAAATCCCCACAAGCCCATTTTCGCAAAATAAAAACTTATAGATGCTTTATTAAATTCATCTTCATGTTC